TGCATCTCTCAACATCTTGCGGCAAGGTGCAGGAGTTGATGACTTGATTGCCTCAATACCCATGATTTTAAGTTTGGGTTCGGCATAAGCAACACCCTCACTGTTCCAGACATTGAGGATATAGCGTTTCTTGGCAGTCCAGATTCCGCGATCAGCGATGTTCTCTCGCTTCATCTGCATCTTCTGGTCATACGCATTCACGTAGTCGGCCAGCGTTTCATAAGAACTTTCAATAAACGGCTCCAGTTCCATAGAACACACCTTATCGAGGAACGCAACAACGCCATCATGAGTTTTCTCTCGCCCTTCGTATACACGGTCAACAAGAGGACCCATATTAAGATAGATACTGTCAGTATCTGAGGCAATAACGTAGTCAACATCGTCAGTCTTAAGAATTTTGTTCAAATGTGCATTCATTTTGTTCTCGATCCAGCGAATCGAGACTTGACCAGATAGAGTGATTGCCTCTGCATTGGCAAGTTTGTAGTATCTAAAATACTCATTACCAATGGCACCATAAGCAGAGTTGAGTGAGATCTTCTTAGCCATCTGAATGTTATTACAGCGGGCGATCTCTTTCACAAGTTCTGGATTTTTAGTTTTTTCATACTCTTGCTTTGCAGCAAGCATCTTTTTCTTGTAGATAACACGATCTTGGTACATGCTATCCATCAGTTCTGGAAGGAAACCACGCACGTCCTTACGGTACATAGCACCGTTAGCACAGACTGCATAATCCTTATACATCTCAAAGGTCAGATCTTGATCTAGGATTTTGTCAACAGTAACATTTGGATGGCGTGATTCCTGTAAGGTTTCTGGTGAGATGTTATATTGCATGATAAGATGAGGGTACAGGGAATTAAGATCAAAACTGACCACCCAATCATAAGACCCAGGAACCGGTTCCTTAACATATGCGCCTGCATACTTTTCACTTTTAGATTCGTTTCGTATTTTAGGAGGAATGACGATATCTTTCTTTTTGAGGTAATTGTAGATGATCGCATCCCAAGTGCGAACTTGATAAAACACATCATTGTAGTTTACCTTGGCGTCATAAGCCATGGTCAGACAAAGTTCAATCAACTTCATCTTGTCTTCCAGACGGTCAACAAGTTTCACGTCTATTATATTGTATTCAACGAACTTTTGCCACCCTTTGGTGTAGAAATCCTTAAATGTTTCAAACTCAGAGTGATCTAATTTCTGCTGTCCAAGTTCTACCTGGGCTATGTAGTCCAAGCGATACGATTCTTGTGCCTTGTATGTAAACTTCTTATACAAATCAAGGTAATCCAACTGAGAAACACCACCCACATCATAGGTGAGTTGCTTTCTACCCTTGATAAAGATCTCTCGCTCACTCAACAATCCCCAGGGAGAGAGACGGCGAGCAAGTTTCTCACCCAAGACACGATCAAGTCTACGAGCGATGTACGGGATATCGAACATCTGGATGTTCCAACCAGTGATCACATCAGGAGTATGATCCATCCACCAATGAATGAAATCATACAGCAGATCACGCTCGTTATTGAACTGAATATATCGGACTTTATCTTCTTTTAGTTTGAAAGGACCCTGACCCCAGGTAATGATCTCTTTCGTTGTGTAATCTTGAATAGTGATCAGCAGAATCTCTTCCGATGCAGACTGAATATCGGGGAAGCCATTCTCTGATGTGGTCTCAATATCGATCGTATAGAGAAGAATCTTGCTCAAGTCAAACTTGATCTCGTCTTCAGGATACTTCTCTGCGATGTATTGAAAAATAAATTTCTCATTTCCATGCACAGAGAATCCATCAACACCATCATACTTGCTGATGAACTCTCTACATTCTCTTACCGTTCCGGGCTTAATCGGTTCAACATTATCGCCCTCAAGGGTTTTATATCGCGACTCTTTCTTTGAGGGAACGTACAGAGTTGGTCTCCAACCCGACTGGTCTCTGTACTCAAACCTCTCACCCTTTTCATAACCACGAACCAAGAACTGGTTCCCGACCATCTGGATGTTGGTATAGAACCTCATTTAATACGGCTATTGTATGTCTCTTCCAGTCTACCACTAGGTTTGACCAATGTCAAGATAGAATCTGAAGACATCATACAGATTCTCTGATCTGTATACAAAGGCCATTGTTTTAGTTCTTCGTCATTTACGACTTCAAAAACATTAGTCAACTTACAATCAGGTTCACCGATTTCAGCGCCGACTTCTTCTACATCTGCAACAAGCAGGGTTTCGCTCTTAAGAACGATCAGTTGTAGTGCCATTGAGATTCTCCTCGTACATTGTTAAAACTTCATCCAAGGGGTTACCGATGGTTACAACCCAATCAAAAGGAATCAGAGACTCCGTATCCTTTGATAGAGGCATGTAAGAACTAAAGGCAACGCGGACTGCGTTGGGGTCACCTGATGGTTCTGTATTTTCCGACAACAAAATAGCCTCACTCTCCTTGATCAGAGTAAGGATACGGGGTTGACGGAACAGATACGCAACAGGATCTTTGACTGTGTTTCTAATTTCTTTGATGTCTGCGATTACATCTTCACCAGATCGCAAACGAGCAACTTGAATTGACATGACTAATTAATATGGAATAAGTAAAAAGGGAGGTTGCTCTGGTTTTTGCCAGACCTCCCATCGCGGCGACGATAGACTATTTTATTTAGAGTCTCTCAATTTGTTCAGAGACTCTATGTCAGTGATGTGTGATGTGTATCCAGGATAATGTTGTTTCATGAATGTGGGGATACCCATGCAAGTAGGGTAGTCACCTCTAAACCACACTTCTTTTGTTTCTTCAACGACTACATGATCTAAAAACCTGCGTGTCATAGGTAATCTTTTCGCTTATGTGCTTCAGGAACAACCTTACCAAGAACTACCTGAAGTAACCCATCCTCAAATTCCACTGATCTAACTTCCGTATCCTCTGCCAGGGTCCAAGCTCTGGTGAAAGATCGTTGAGCCACTCCTCTATGGATATAATCGGTTCCCGTTTCTTTATCTTCTTTCTGTCCTTCGACAAAGAGTTTCCCATCTTGGGTGTAGACCAAGACTTCTTTTTTCTTAAATCCTGCAAGTGCAATCTCCAAACGTGATTCTACGTGGGACACCTCTACCAGATTATATGGTGGGTAGTTAGATGTCGTTTCATGCAAACTGAAGATACGGTCGAAATAATCGTCCATACCAATGCTATTCTTAGTAATGCGATCCAACAATTGATTAATGTTGGCAGCATTATACTTCGTTAATGCAGTCATTATTGTAGCTCCTTTAAAAGCGAGTTTGTGTTTTGTAGACCCCGAAGGCATCCACGATTATTTATGTGTCACTATAGCATAATTTGCATTATAATAGGTTCGGTATACCCGCTAAATAATTTCGTATCCTACTACTACATCATGTATAAACCATACTCAAAAGAATGGAATAGGTACAGATACCTCAAAGAAGCAATCGACAAATATCTAGAAGATGGTGTTGATCCTGCTTACATTGCGGATGATATTCGCAACATTCTTCATACACGATCTGAAGCTCTTCATACAGAGTTCACTCGAATCAACCAGTTAGAACACCATCTCTCGGAATAGCAATATGCTGTCTACCCAGTACCGTCTTCGTTTAGAAGGCATTTGCAAAAAGATTGCAAACGGTCAACAAGTAGATCTACCAGATATGATCTGGGCCGAAAAACTTGGAAAAGCAAACACTACTGCTCGTGATTGGTTAAACAAAGCACGCCGGCAGGCTGCTAATCCAAACATGCAAGAAGGTGGTATGGATGATTTTATGAATAGGATGGGGTTAGGAGACCCCGACCCATCCAATCACAGAAAGGGGTTCGGCAGTGCTGACGAGATCGTTGACTGGTTCCAACGTGACAAACCAGACGATTGGCGTCAGAGAGACTAGGTAGTCTCTACTACTGCAGATTTTTTACCGATATTATACTTAGTTTCCAAATCCCACTCGCCCTTGTCTTTGAAAGACAGGACTTTGATTTGGTTCAGAGGTGCAACGTCTTTAATATCCTCAGCGGACTTAACAGTTACAAGTCCCCAGTCCACCAGGAGCTGGGTAATTCTGTTGCGTCTCTGCACATCGTTGATCATAAGGTTTGCTTTCTTTCCATCAAGAGCAAACAGTTCCTTAAAGTGAACGATGAAGTATCTTCCTTGCTTGTGTAAAATATGGCAAGACTGATACAGTTTTCTTTCTTTACGAGAAGCGACTCCGATGCGAGTCAGGGTTTCTCTTACTTTCAAAAAGTCATCTGGTTCGTTCAAAAATACTTCAACCATCTTATCAGGTGACCAAGAGTATTCAGGCTCATTCACAACAGACATTATTTCAATCCTCCAGTATCAAATCGTTGACGAATAAATTCAAGTTGTTCTTTGCTCAAGATTTTTAAAGCCTGTTCCGCTTTGGCATTACTATACTTGTAGTATTTTTTTACTAGATCCAGGTCTTTGATTTTCTCTTTGCGTAGCCAGGGGGAAAATCTTTTCTTTTTTCTCACAATATTTAGATAAAATTCATATTGCAAATCACGATCTAGTGATGCGTGCATATTCATTTCATTGGCATACATGATTGTATCCATGTGTCCTGCCATGCATTTGTTAATAATATATGCTGGATACTTCTTCTCAACAGAGGGATCTTCCTTGATCAGATCCTTCTTATTCATGTTGATAGAATTGAGCCAGTCTTTCAATTCAACGGTCATAGTGCCAATAAGAATGCCAATAATGTAATGATCGGGAGGTTGAAGATCGTAAATGTAAGAGGATTGATCTTCGAGAATTTTCCCGTTGGACGATAGTCCTCTTTTAACAAGTAACGATCAGGGTAATTAATTTTGTTTGATAGGTGAGTCATGTGAAACGCTTACACTAACTACAATGGCGTCAGGATTTCGTGCTAGAGCTG